CTTCAGCGTTGGAAAGAAGTAGTTCAATTCTCTAGTAAGGATTATTCGGACCAAATGGCAGCTCAGTTTGGTATTAAAGCCCCCGAATATATGGGTAACCATGCTCATTATATTGGTGGTTGGTCTAATGTTATCAATATTAATGAAGTGGTTAATACCAACCTTGATACCGATAATTCTCAGGCATCTATTGCCGGTAAGGGTATATCTAGCCAGTCAGGACATACTATTTCTTATGACTGCGGCGCAGAGCATCAGGTTATTATGTGCGTCTATCATGCTGTTCCTCTATTGGATTGGAACCTTACAGGTCAGAATCCTCAGTTAACTGTAACTGCTATTTCCGATTTTCCCCAACCTGCTTTCGATCAGCTTGGTATGCAGACTGTCCCTGCTCTTAATCTGCAAAACAATCCAGGTCGTTCTGTTTCCGGATCTATTGGTTATAATCTACGCTATTGGCAGTGGAAGTCTAGTATTGATACAGTTCATGCGGCATTTCGTTCAGGTGCTGCTTATCAGTCTTGGGTTGCTCCTCTTGATGGTTGGCAAGTATTGACTGCCTCTGGTTCTTGGTCTTATCAGTCTATGAAAGTTCGTCCTCAACAATTGAATTCTATCTTTGTTCCTCAGGTTGATGCTACAAATTGTTCTGTTGCTTTCGATCAGCTGTTATGTAATGTTAATTTCCAAGTGTATGCTGTTCAGAACTTGGATCGTAATGGTTTACCTTATTAATTTTTTGTTATGAGAAATTTTGCTTACAAAAATCCGGATTACATTAAAGATGATGTTATCCCTGTATTGGTTGAAAACCATCCATGTTATCAGGAATCTGTATATGATTCTGTGATGTATGATGAAACTCCTGATGGTGACTTGATTCAGTGTGATATGACCCAAATCCTGTTGCATCAGGAGAAGTATCGTCATCTGCTTGGTGATATGAATGTTCAGAACATTCTTGCCCAAATGCATCCTACTCAGTCTACTGTTATGGATGGCATGACTGATGAGGAACGATTCGCTTGTGTTATATCTCGTCATTGTCAGACAATGTCGGAACGCCAGGCTGTGTTACAGCAGTTGGCCAGTGAAAAGTCTGAGCTAACGGCTTACGCCGAAGCAATGTTGGCAGAGCAACAGTCAGCGCCCGATCCGTCGCCCGCCCCTGACACTTCTGTTCAATGAGGTTCTATGATGTTGGAGAAAGCCCCTTAATGGGGCTCTCCGAAAAGCATATTGCTCCGCTTGTTCTTGGTGGTATTATTGCTGCCGGTGCTTCTCTTGCCGGTAATGCTATTGGTGCTTCATCTCAGAATAAGACGAATCAGACTAGTATTGATATTAACCGTGAAAATAACGCATTCAATGCCCAACAGGCTCAGCTTCAACGTGATTGGCATGAAAAAATGTGGGGAATGAATAATTCTTATAATTCCCCTAATGCTATGATTTCTCGCGGCTTGAATCCATTTGTCCAGGGCTCTGCTGCTATGGCCGGCTCGAAATCCCCTGCTTCAGGCGGTGCTGCTGCTTCTGCTTCTTCTGCTCCTAGTTTGCAAGCTTTTCGTCCCGACTTTTCCGACGTCGGTACTGCTCTTGCTTCTATGGCGCAGGCTCGTGCTGCTATGCTTAATGCTGAACAGAATGCTGCTCTTACGCCGTATAAGATGCAACAGATCTTGGGTGATACCAATTATCGTAATATTGGTGTTGGTCAGTCTGGTTATTGGAATGCATCTACCGGTAGACGTTCTGCTTTATTGGACCAGTCCAAGGAATATCAGGAGCTTAGGAATCTGGAGTTTGCCGGTCGTTTGACTTCTGCACAAGAATCACAGATCCTTCTTGATTCTGAGGCTCAGCAAGTCTTGAACAAGTATCTTGACGAACAACAACAGGCTGACTTGTTCATTAAAGGTCAGACGCTTGCTAATCTGTATGCACAAGGTTCTTTGACTGAGGCTCAATATAAGAACCAAATGGCGCAGGCTGTAAAGACTGCCGCCGAAACGAATGGTATTCGTATCAATAATAAGATTGCTTCCCAAACTGCTGATTCTCTGATCTATGCTAATATCCAGTCTAATCGTGCTAGAGGCTTATCCTCATTATGGGAATCTAAGAATACCAACGTTCTCAAAAACATTGAATATTCTAAGGACAAGGCTTTACGTGATTATTATAAGTGGAGTTCTAGACATAAACAGAAAGACGTTGGTTCTTATGAGTTGCGTAATGCTATAGATTATGGTACGCGTATATTCCAGGGCATTGGCAATTCAATCGGTACTAAGAGTAGATAACATACTTCAGGACTAGAAGCCCATCGCGGCGTTTGAGCGATATACACCCGCCGCCCGCGTAGGGCCTGATCGAAAAACGGAGCGGAGCGACCTCCTTATAGGAGCGCCCCGCTCCGGTAATTTAGCACGGAGTGCGCAAAGGCAAGACAGTTCCTGCCTTGCCGTGCCTATACACCTTTGTGTACATCCACTTGCCAATTAAGCGAAGCCCCTAGTTGTGTGCGAAGCAATTCCGAGTTATCTTCTCGGAATCTCTCTCCTCTTGTCTATAAAAGCACAACTCACACTCTATGATCCAATCTAAAAAAAATAGCTTTTCTTTGGAATTATGAAAATAGTTCGTATATTTGCTCCCAGTTAGAAGTTACAACTATTATTAACAATTTAAATTCTTACAATTATGCAAAAGTTTATTATCTCAGTTAAAGACAAAAACACTGGTCGTGATGTTCTTTCGCCTTATATTGTCAATTCTCTCGATGGTCTTGGAAATTATTCTGAGCGAGTTTCTCCGTTGGGTCTTATTGTTATTGTGGATTCGATTAAAGAGGAGAATGATTTTGTTGAACTTAAAGCTCAGAGTGATGAAAAGTAGTAATATTTGGAAAATTATAATTGGAGCTGTTTCTGCCGCTCTTGGTTATATTCTTAACGCTATTGGGTTATGAATGAACAATTAATGTTATTCCTTGGTTATTTGCTTTCTCGTAATGATCACGTGGTCATTACGAGTGCGAAGCGTACCCCTTCACAGAACCTATCTGCCGGAGGCGCTTCTAATTCTCAGCATCTATTCGGCGAAGCTATTGACTTTAAACCATATGGTTCTACGACTTACTGTGAGCTACTTACGGATATTCACTTCTACGCCGATCAATTCCATCCGTTTGATCAGCTTATATTGTATCCGTCGTTTATCCATATCTCGTTCGGCTCTAGGAATCGTCTCCAGGTTATTGACAAACGTAAATGTAAATAATTATGAAATTTTCTCCTGAATTGTTTAAGGCGGTTGATTGTTGTCAGCATCGTTCGTTTATCACAAATAGGTACACTGGTGCACGCATTGCTGTAGATTGTGGTCAATGTGATTATTGTATCCATAAGAAAGCTCAAAAGGCATCCATGCGCGTGAAGACCGCGGGAAGTTCCTTTAAGTATTCTTATTTTGTCACGCTTACTTATGATAATGAACATATTCCTCTTATGAACTGTAAGGTTCTCCATAGTGAATACGAGGACGTTGTAGGCATTTCGGGAGACATTCATTATGGTGATGAGTACCATGATTATATCCCTGTTTCCGAGTATCAATGTGATGATAACTCCATGTTGCGTCATATATTCTTCGAACAGGTTCAAGGCACTGTGCCGTATGACCGTGATATTAAGGAATATGTTCCTGTTAAGGATAATTGGTTTCTTAGTATGGATGCTATTCGTAGTTTTATCAGTAAGACGCAAGCCGTTGATAAAACGGACTATCCCGTTTCTGCACAATATGGTCGTGATAACCTTATTCCCTTTTTGAACTATGTTGATGTTCAGAATTACATTAAACGCTTACGTAAACATATATTCCAAACATTAGGTTCTTATGAAACGTTACATTTCTACGCTGTCGGTGAGTATGGCCCTGTCCATTTCCGTCCGCATTATCATATCTTATTATTCACTGACTCGGACGAAGTCTCAAAGGTATTACGATACTGTCACGATAAGAGTTGGAAGCTCGGTCGTTCAGATTTCCAACGTGCCGCTGGCGGAGCTTCGTCGTACGTTGCGAGTTACGTTAACAGCCTTAGTTCTGCTCCCTTATTATATCGCTCATGCCGCTCGTTTAAGCCCCGGTCGAGAGCGTCTCTCGGATTCTTTGAAAAAGGTTGTGATCTCGTTGAAGACGAGGACCCTTATGCGCAGATTGAGAAAAAAATCGATTCTGTCGTTAATGGAAGAATCTATAACTTCAACGGCATCAGTGTTCGGTCAACTCCACCCATGTCGTATATCCGTACCTTATTGCCCCGATTCTCGTCTGCTCGCAATGACGATGGTACTTCGATTGTTAGAATTCTTTGCGCTGTACACCGAACGCCGCAAAGAATTGCAAGATTCGGACTCATCGATTACAACCAGGATTCAGTCCTGAGCCTTGTTCGCGCTTATTATCAATATATTAAATGCAATTCCATTCTTACTGATGATGATAAGATTATATTACATTCTGCTCGGTGCCTTACTAGGTTCTGTAACAGTTCTAGTGATGTCGATATTAAGTCTTATATTAATAAGTTATATCGGCTGTTCTTATATGTCTTTAAGTTCTTCCGTAATTGGCACTTGCCTCTCTTCGGCTCTGATATTGGTGCTTACTCCAATCGTATTCGGTTTATCGTTAAAACAGGTATAGAGTATGAGAAGAAAAAAAATTATGAAAGTCTACGAGATATATTTAACATACGCTCCGCTAACCCGGACATATCGGATTGTATGTTTGCGTTGCCTGCGAACGGGCAGGAACGTGATGTCTTGTCGAATGTTTCATGTGAAACAGTTCAGCTCCTTGAGCAACTCCGGTACCGTAGTGCGGCATACTGTCGTGATATGATTAAACACAAGAAGTTGAATGACGCTAATAATATTTTCAACCGTATGGTTTAACTATTAATATTAATTAATTATGAGTGATTTTAATCCCCTTGATCGAGCGAGAATTAGTACGCATCGTTCGTCTTTCGATTTGAGTTCGAAAAAATTGTTCACCGCTAAGGTTGGTGAGATCTTGCCTTGCTATTGGCAAATTGCTATCCCTGGTAATAAATATCGTATTTCCTCGGATTGGTTTACGCGTACTGTGCCTGTTAATACAGCTGCTTATACCCGTATTAAGGAATATTACGACTTCTATGCCGTACCGTTACGCTTAATCTCTCGTGCTCTTCCGCAAGCGTTCACTCAGATGACTGATTATATGACTAGTGCGGCTAGTGGTGACGAGAATACTCCTGCGTTAAAGTTTGTTCCTTATACTACTTTGGCCCAGTTTAGTCTTCTATTGTCTGCTTCGAACACTGGAGATCAGGTTAATACTCGTGATGATGCCGGTCTTCCTTATTCTTATGGCGCCTGTAAGCTGTTGGATCTGCTTGGCTATGGTTCTATGATTGATACGTCTAATATAAGTAAGGCTGCAATTACTGAGAAGTACCTAGGTCTTGACAATCTTGGTGATGCTCATAATCCTTTGGTTTATTCTGTAAGTCAGTCGGTTAATATGCTTCCTATCCTTGCGTATCAGAAGATCTACTTTGACTTTTTTAGCAATTCTCAATGGGAGAAGCATCTGGCTTATGCTTATAATGTGGATTATTGGAAAGGCACTAATTATATTACATTATATTCTGATATGCTTAAGATGCGTTATGCTAACTATCCGAAAGATTATTACATGGGTATGTTACCGTCTTCACAATATGGTTC